AGGCGGTTGTTGGTGCTAGTAACCCAGTCACAGAACTTATCCCAATTGGAAAGAGGTGATAATGTGGCTGTTGTCATGTAAATAATTAAGTAGATTCGGCTCCTGCTACGGTGCCATCAGCTGTATTCCCTACGACTTTGCTACATTGAGCTACCTGAGCAGCTTTAGTACCAGCGTCATTGTAGGGGATAAACCACCGATCACCTGTAGCATTCACTTTATATTTTACCACCATAGCATCGTTACGTGCTGATGGATCATATGCTTTTGACATAATTAAAACTGTACGTTTGAAATTTCTAGTTTATCATACACATCCTGACGGTATGCAGGATCTGTATCGTATCTAGGATCGGACATAGCTTGAACAACTTCAGCTTGACTACGGAATCCGTTAGAAGCTCTTGCTGCTTTACCAGTTAACATCCTTCCTTCATAACCTTCTTGGTTTTCGTATTCAGATCGTAACCCTGCTACTGCTATTTGTATGGCTGTAGCATTACCATTCTGTATAATACTATTGAACGCATCCATTTTAGTTTGATCAGCATTATCTCTAGCCCAATCAATGAGTCTAGAATATTCTGCTTCACCACCTGCTGAGTTATGGATTTGATTAACTTCTGCATCCGTTAAATCAGCTGCTGGAGCTCCTTGATTAGGATTGTTTTCTTGTATAGCAATGTATGCATTAACAAGATCACTGCTACTCATTTCTTTGAACTGTTCAATAGTCTCAGGTGATAGCTGACCTTCATTAGCATAGTATTCATCAGAAGCATTAGTGATAAGTTCTATACCTGCACTGGTTGCTTCATCATAATACTCATCTTGATCTAATGTAGATTGCTCTTCATCATCATTATCAGCACCTGAACCTAGTTTCTTTTGCAATGCTAGGTAAGCATTCTCTAAATCTTCGGTGCTATTAAATTTACCTGCAAGTAATTCAGCTTCCTCTTGACCTAGTTTCTCTGCTACTTCTAGAGAGTTTTGTTCATCAGCAGATAGTACTGGTGCATCAGGATCAGCTGGATTATATGTCAGTGTTTCCGTCATTCTTTACTCCATTAGCGGTGGTTACTTTTAAATTACCTAGACCTACTGTAGTTACAAACTCAGGGTCTAGTCCTATGTGTGCCTTAGCTTCTATGATAGTACGCTTGGCCACATCTGTGTTATCTAAATTGTCTGGTTTACTCACCTTCGGTAGGGACGGCTTCTTGCGCGGTACCCTCTTCGGGCGGGATGGTTTGGTTTCCATTTTGTCCTGTTAGTTGATCGTATCCGTCGTCCATTAAACGACCTATAGCTGGGTTCTTACTTGGGTCCATCATTGGTGTACCAGCAAACTGACCAGCTTGTTTAGTAAGCTCTGCCATCTGCTGTTCTTGCATCTGTTGTTGCTTCTCGCGAGCCATAGTTTCAGGCGTCTTGATAAGATTCAATGCATCTATACCTTGAGCTGCTGCGAGTCGTTTAACAAACTCACCTGGATCAAGATATTTTATCATCATTTCTGGACCAACAGTTTGTGAAAGAGTCTGAGCAAATCTAATCAAACTCTCCTCGTCTTGTCCTCTACCTAATGCATTAACACCAGCAATAATTTCTGGACGTACCAGATCTTTAGGAATTTTAGGTAACTCCTTATTACGCTGTAGTATATGTAATGTTCTATTGAGGTAAGGTACAAGAAACTCTACTGTAAGTAAACTAAATAGTCCACCCAATTGTTGTTCGAGTTCCATCTGCGTGAGGCGTACCTCTTCTGCAGTAGTTCTCTCACTCTGCCTAACTGTAAGAACAAGGAAAGCTTCGCTTATCCTACGTTCTAAGTTAACCATTTGTTCTTGTGCTGTTCTAAAGTCAGCAGATTTTTGTACTTGAACAACGCCAACATCGTCAGGTCTTCCCTGCACTATTGCACCGTTGCCAGCATCAGCTATTGTCTTTGGTTTTGTAGTTGAGCTAGGGCTTACTAAGAAGACTACCTTTGCAGCAGCAGCTGACCCTTCTACGAGGGCTTGGGATAATCCTTCTAGGGATCTAATATCCCCAAGGAATTCTTCCACTCTGCCCCGTCCGTAATCTTCTCCGTCCACTGTATTGAATCTCAATACCAGCCAGGGAGAAGTATTCTTAGGGGCAGTGCTACGACTGCCAGGTAGTATATTATCAAATGCTTCTTGATGCCATGTCCATCTACCATTGTCATCGAGTCGGACGTAAGTATACACTTCTACGTCTTGATCATCAGATCCTGTCTTGTAACCATCTTCCCCTGGGGAATTAGGTAAAGGTACTGGCAGATCTTGACCGAGTATCTTACGACTAATTAGTTCCTTTGTTACTATCTCACAAATGTTCCCGTTACCGTCACGATTAACAACGTAACGTTGAAGGGGATAATTTTTGAGACCATCTTTGCCCATAAATATCAATGCGTTACCAGAGACAATCAAATGTTTGAGAGCCTGATGAACTACTACTCTATCACTAGAGGCACTGATATAATCCATAACCATCCTTTCCATCTTAGCAAAGGATAAGTCTAATTCACTTCGTACTTCTGGGGGAAATTCTACACCTAATTTATCATCCCTTATCTGCATCTTGAAGAAGCTTGTCTGTGGAGGGAGCAATGCCAACATTAATTTGGCTGCTAAGTTTACCACCGACTTGGCTCCGACTGACTGCCAAGGTGTATGTAATTTTAAATGTGTCGGACGTGTACTTAGATCTTCTTGTACTAGATAGGGCAACGTTAATCTCGAACACTCAACTGCAGTATTAAGGAACTGTGTTCTACCACTAGTTAATTGTGAGTATCTTTCACGTGCTTTCATCTATCTTTAATACCTACTGGATTGTTTAGCTGGCTTAGGTCCACTAGATTTTTTAGGAGTTGGAGATAGTGAATCTCTTCCTCTTCGTGGGGTATCATCCATCTGTGGTCCTTGTTGAAGTGTTGTCATCCTTTCTTCTTCACGAGGGTACCAATTAATAGTACTATTCGCTGCAGGACTAGTTGTATTTCCTATACACATTTTAATATTTATCAGATTGTTTTGTACTAGATGGGTTTTTTAGTTTAGCTCGTTTAGGTTGTTCACCTTTGGTAGCTGCTTGTGAATAATCTCCACCTTCTGAGACTAACTTATTGTTAACAGTATCAGGGGCGGATTCATATTCACTTACCCATTCAACTCTTTTAGGTTCTTTATATTCATAGCTATTGTCACCTCCTCCTCCTAAGCACATGATAATACCTCCTACTTATTAGGTTTAGTAATACCAGTTCCTGTAGCAGTGCCCATATTAGGCATGGATGCAGGATCAATAGCACTGAATTCTTTTACTCCTCTTTGAGCTTGTTTGATTTCCAATGCTTTTCTCTTACGAGTAGAAATCTTATCCTCTTCTGTTTCCTCATCTTCTAAACGTTTAGCCTGTGGAATTTCAGGAGGGGGTGCAGCTGATTTCATAGGTGGTGCTGGCTTCATCCTTGGTGGTGGTGGTGGTGCTTTGGGTGCTCCTAGACACATGTTATTTTTCCTCGTCTAATTTGTTTCGTATGTATTCTACCACACTGGCTTGACCAGCACGGTACATGATTGATTCAATCGATTCTTTTGGGTGGACGGGGTTCCATTTAAA